TTACGGAACCAGAAGCTTTTGTCCCGCAAATATGCTGTTTTCATCTGTCAGGGAATTGACCCGGCAGATTTCATCTATATGCTGCAGATTATGATACAGCTTAAAGCAGATGCCATACAATGTCTCTCCGTCCGCCACGGTGTACACCTTGTAGCTGGCAGCGGACACAGTCTGGTCATCAGCTTCCCCTCTGCCCCCGGTTGGCGGAAGTGCGGAATCATCGGCAGGAGCTTTTGTCTCCGCTGCCGCCTGGCTATGGCCGGATTCCGTCTGTTCATTTCCCTTTTGGGCTGAGTCAGTCTTGGACGCGTCCTGGCTGGATGCCTGGCCATTTCCCTGGCCTGATGCCGCCGCCTGGCCATTTTCCTGGCCTGATGCCGCCGCCTGGCCGCTTCCCTGGCCTGTCCCTGCCGTCTGACCGCTTCCCTGACCTGATGCCGTCTGACCACTTCCCTGGCCTGTCCCGCCCGCCTGGCCGCTATTTGACGGCTCCAGGGTTTCCGGAGTCACCCTGGAAGGCTTCTCATCTCCATTCTCCGGTGACGGAGCCGTGGTGGGATATACCTTTCCCGATGCCTCCTCAATCACATAATCAGGCTGGTCCGCAGCGGACCAGCCCTTTCCGGAAGGATTTTCTGTACCGCCCCTTCCGGCAAACGCCATCAGACCGTCCTTTATGTTTCCTTCCGGTATCACGGATGCAATCACGCTTTCCATCTGGTGCATTTTCTGATAGTTGTTGAACATAGCCACGCCGCCTGCCAGTACTGTGACAGCCAGTACACTGCAAAGGCCTGACAAAACTCCCACCGTGCTCCGGTGACGTCCTGCCTCCACCCTGCGCTCGTCCATTTTTTGCTTAAAATTCTGGATGACCTTATCATCCACTCCTGTTTCTGCTCTTGGCACATCCTTGCGCAGTATCATGTAATCCTGCATCATCTGATTCCGCTCATAATATATGCTGTATCCTCTTAATTTGTAAAATCCATCGGAGGATGTTATGTAAACAGCTTCCTCGCCCTCCAGGCCGCAGTTCAGATACATGAGCTGGTTCTTTCCGGTAAAATACTGGCTGTGCTGCTTCCAATAGGTCAGGGGGCTTAAGGTACAGCCGGGTCCCGCGCAGAGGAACCATCCCTGGACCGTGCGCTTGGGAAACATCTGCTCCACATCCTGGTAGGCCTTTTTCCAGGCGTCCTCGGTGAATGCCACCTTTCCGCCTTCCTCGGTGACCGAATCCATTTCCAGGGCTCCATCCACAAAAACAAAAGGTATGTCTTCATGGGTCTCCCTGCTTCCCAAAAGCAGACCCACACGCAAATCAGCCCCCTTTGCCGGCTGGAGGCGTTTTAAATAAGTATTTACATAATCTTCCAGATATAACTTTAAGACCTGGTCCCTCTCACCTATCTGCCGGAAATTCTTCGGCAGCTTAGGGAAGGGTTCATATAATTCTCCCATAGAATCACCCCGCTGTTTTTAATCCAAACAAGCATAGCAGATTCCCGGCGCAGAATTTGTCATATTATGGCAGCATTTTCCCATAATCGTTCGACAATCGACCTACACTTTCTTTAACGTATTTTTCATGTTTTTCATACAAATTCATATTGCTATCATCTATTTTAGCGCTATTTATTTTGTCTATCAAAAATTCTAGTATCATTTGAGTATCAAAAAGGCGGGGACAGTCTTATCCAATACCCCGCCGTTTTTATGGCCTTACCACGTAAACACGTACCGTCGATTTACCATATCGTACTCTTCCGCTATCCGCAGCGCACCCCTGGCATCGCAGTGCCTCATCCTTATCCGGTTAAAACTCCCCTATGTACTGTTCACCCTCCGGTGCCACATACAAAGCGCATTCCAGCGGATGTCCAGCCCGCGGCTCAAAGTAATAATCCTTACCACCAATTACATGCCAGCTGGTCAGGGCATATCCATCCGAATTAAAATAATACTTGTGATGGTTTATAATCTGCCAGCACTCCTTGTAATACTGTGTGGTGCTGTATGCATACCACCAGCCATTACTATCATGGTGCCATCCTACCTCATACTCCGGCTGCTCCACCAGTGACCAGTCAGGACGTCCATAACCGTCAATCCTGCTGTTATCTAAGTTGTACTCTTTACAGCATACCGCTCCGCCGTTGGCAACCACCTCGCCGCCAGCACTGGTGTTACCTTCGATGGTCCTAACCTTGGTCTTGGTGACCTCATAGACGATACCTGTATGGCAGATGCGCTTGGAGTTTTTAAAAAATATCTGGTCTCCCGGCTGAGGGTTGTCCTTATGGTACTGGCCCTTATTCTTATAGTATTGTGCGGACGTAGGGGTATAGGCAGAGAAACCACCTCCCAGAAGCTGTCTGGCCGTCACCTGGCCAAATGCTTGAACCATACACCAGTCCACAAACATATCGCACCACGGCTGCCCCTGAAGGGATGGATACAGGTCCCTGGCATACTTGGTATAATTATTGCTACCGGCATTGGCGGTCTTGCTGTCAAGCTGGCTGTTACTGCGTTTTTCCAGGTATCCAATCTCCTGGCGAGCAATGGATAAAACCTTCTCTATTGATTTCATGTCGTACCTCCATTTCTTATCTCATTAATCTGTGCCTGTAAATCTGCTATTACCATCCTGGTATCTTGTACATACTCCAATGTCACGTCCGGCTCCGGCCCCTCCGCAGTCACTGTGGTGGTTGTCCGTCCTTTGTAGGTGGTCAACTCCGCAAGTGCTGCTATGGTGTCTGCCCCCAAGTCTGTCTCTGCCGGGGTATCCAGGTAAGTGACTACCTTAAGTGGATGGGCAGCAAGGTGGGCTTTCCAGGCAGAGAGGCCCTTGTCGGCTACTGTAGCATCGTAAAATGGACAGTAAAAATAATATAGATTTTGATTATTACTCCCTAAAACAATCCGCTCAGCTTCTTCATTTCCTCCGACTAGTGCTTGATTACATATTCCATTCTGATTATTCATTGATATCGGGAGGACATTAATTGCCGAAAATCCTGTGCGGCTACCACTAGTGTAGACGCCCCAACAATCCTCGCTTCCGTCAAATGTCAGTTCCATACACCGGTCAATCCGATTGGTCATGGTTATTTCGTCCCTGTAATCCCCGATACCTCGTAACGGCTCCGCCAGGATGATGGATGCGGTCTTGGACTGGTAGGGTTCCCATGGAAGGGGTGTAGTGCCAATGTTAACCATAACATCTGAATACACAACAGTATTTTTGGAATCTAAATTTGCGTTTTTTAAATTAACAAATAATTTAAATATCGCTTTCGTTATGTTATCTGGAATTGAAAATGTTTTACTGCCCGAAGACTTATGATGCAAATAATTTTTTGTGCCATCCGGAAATTCGATATATAGTTGAAATTCCACAGGTACTTCTGAATTTTTATTACTTATGTTGCACGACACTGTGACGTTTTTTCCAGCAATCAATTGTGCTGGTGTGTCTGATTCCGCACAAGCATAATTTTTATCACCAGTTATCGTAACTTGTCTCCTATCAGCAGAAAGTACAAAAGTCGTATTTCCGTAAGCCATTAACGTGGTGTCGTCGAACAGATTAGCTCCCGTCACCGTTACCGCCGTGACATCCGTACTCACAATCTCCTGTGGATATTCCGGGCTGGGGTCTGCTCCCTGCTCACTCTTACCGGCTATCTCCAGGCCGGGTATCGGCCCCTCCCACGCATCGTCCACTGTGACTTGCGTGGTGCCGGATGCCGAGCCGATAAGGGCATTGGCGTATTTAAGGTCCGTCTCACGCTTGTTGTAGCCTACGAATGTCTCCTTCTGGCTCTCCACGTATGCCTTGTTATCCTCCAGTGCTTTGGCGGATGCGGTAGCGGACTGAGCAGACGCCGAGGCGGAATCGGCAGCAGCAGTCTTACTGGCCTGGGCATCATTGGCATATCCCTGGGCAGTGCTTACCTTGCCCTCCATCTGCGCCACAAACTGCTCGTACCAAGACTGGTCTGGCTCTGGGATTCCGCCGCCAATCTCCAGCCCATCATGGATGGTATAGGATGCAGGGAGGGTCTTCCAGGTTACACGCTCCCGTGCGCTGTTGGTGCCGGTCGCATATATCATCATCTGGATTGTCCCTGGCTCCTGTGTGGCCTGTGCCGGTACCTTCCAGCACATCCTCACATGGCTGTCCGACTTGGACACGTTGCAGGGTACGCCATCCCCACCCCCATAGACCGTCTGGTAGTGGATGTACAGGTGCTGGGCGGTGAGGTCCAGGCCGTCATCGCACCTGGGCAACTGGAAGCCCACGAACTGGGCATTCTGTTCGCCCCTGACCGATATCTGGTCATTAAAATCCGCGATGCGCTTGTTGGTGACCGGGACATACTCCGGCTCCACGTACAGCGTATATGACGGGTAGTTATTATCCTTGGTCCATGTCTCGTCACCGTCTGCATAAGCCTGTCTTGCCAGTATCTCATCTACTGTTGCCATGCCTGTCCGCTCCCCCTCTCCTGCTTAATTGTAATCAGATTGGTGGTAATCCTCTGGCCATTCTCACGCTGGCCAACCACCCCGATTTTAAAAGTGTCATAGACCGTGATTTCATCCGGCACAATGCAGGTGCCATCCTTAATCAGCCTGCCAACCTCCTGGGACTGAAAGTATGGATAGAAGGCCGCCACCTGGACCGTCCCGTCCCAGTCCTGGTCAAACTCAAACGCCGCCAGCAGGTATCCGGACGTACCGGCAATTATGTTGCTAAAATCACAGCCAGGAGCCCTTATCAGCTCCTGGCCGGATACTTTAAATCTTAATGTCCTCATAGCATAGCCTTTCTGCCGTTGCGATATCGCATCTACTCCTTTACGTCGCCCACACCATTCATGTTTTCAGTTTCTGCGTTTATCAGTTTCTCCGTTACTGCCAGTCCCTTGATTAAAAAGGCCGGCACATTGTATCCGCATTCCACCAGGTTTTCCAGAATACTGCGGATTTCGTTTACCAGCAGGCATGCCAATGTAAACCATCCCAGGAGCAGCAGGAAATCCAAGTTAATCCCCAGGAGGTCATGTCCAAGGCCGATGAACAGTTTCGGCATCAAAAAAGCTACCAGTATAATCACCCAGTAGCCTAGCTTTTTCAGTATCCCTTTCAGTCCTGTCTTGCTTGATTCCCGTCCCAGCTTTCTGGCCTTGTACCAGCCCGTCAGCCAGTCTAAAACATTGAAAAGCAGGTATCCTGCAAATATGTACCAATACGGTCCCAGGATAGTTACAAGGATTGTTACGGCTACTCCGTAAATAGCATTACATTTGTCTAAAAATCTCACTTTCATATACCTCACCTTTCCTATTCTTCTAAGGCTTCCAACAGCTCTGCCTTTTCCTCTTCTGTCAGGTTCTTGTAACCTTCTAAGATGCCTGCCGGTTCCTCTCCCTGATTTTTCCGAATCTGCAGGGCCCGGATAATGATGTTGCGCTGTATATTGGATAACATTACATTGCACCTCCTATCATGTCTGCCATTGCTACTGTTAACTGTGCATTATCTGCTTTTAACTGCTGAATCTCTTCCTTGTCAGTCGGTAGTCTATTGATTGGTGTTATCCCATCGGCCTTGTAAAATACGCCGTTTATGTACTTATCTCCTATCTCGCAGGGATATTGCAGGCAATCAACCGCAAAGGCATCGTCACCATATACGCACCGTGCTACTCGGTTGGTTTCTTCATATTGTCCTACCACCACATTCTGTACCGTTTCGCCAGATATCATTGCGAATACTTCGTGTGCTGCCATATTAATCCTCCTATTTTAATCTGATTAAAATAACTCCTGAGCCGCCAGTACCGCCCCACTCGGCGGTTCCGTAAAGATCGCCGCCGCCTCCGCCGCCGCCTCCGCCAGTGTTAGCAATGCCGGGATTACCTGTATCATAACTGCCTGCTCCGCCGCCGCCAGCACCACCAGCGCCGGGACCGCCGTGAGTTACTCCACCACCGCCACCACCGCCAGAGTATAGAGTATTACCAGTTTCACCAAAAGCTCTGGTAGTTCTACCTTGTCCTGGACGATTGCTCCAACCGTTACCATCTGAAAATCCGTTTTCACCCGCTCTTATAACTGGATGCGAATCTAAATCATTGTATCCACCTGAACCACCAGTAGAACCACCTGAGGCACCGCTTCCTGAATTAGCGTTATAACCTCCATATCCTCCATTGGCTGTACATAAAACAACTCCATTTCTTGACACCGAAGTCGGGCCTCCTGTACCGCCTGCACCAGACAACGCTCCATTGGGTGCTCCTCCGGCACCTACTACACAATTTAATACTTGTCCGGCCGCCACGCCAATATTAGAAACAGTAGCAGTATATCCACCGCCGCCTCCACCGCCGCCTTGTTGATAGGCTTCTTTTGTAAATCGGTATCCGTTACCACCACTGCCTCCGCCGCCTACGCAAAATATATCCGCAGATGTAAATCCATCTGGAATTACGTAATTCTGCGTTCCGGCTATCGTAACCAACGAAGGTCCTACGGTCGTATATACAGCATTTTTAACTGACGATGGGTCATATACCGGACTGTATATCTCTCCAAAGCTTGTTGTGGCATACCCAAAGCATGTAAAATAATAAGTGGTATTTAATGCTGGTAAATCCATAAATACTTGTGACCAGCCTCCAGGAGTAACATTGTCTCCTGCTCCTGCATAAATTGCATCCCAAGCAGACGCATTCCAAGCTGGATATCCACCCGTACTGGCTTTTATTATTACTCCGCAATAAGGTTTTCCAGGAGCCGCATACGGATTCTGCCATTTCAAAAGTACTCGGCGTCCACTATATGCGGCTACGTTAAAAGACAGTATACTATTTACTGTCATGGTTCCGGTCTGAGGTTCGTCACTATTAGCTCCATAAAATGTTTCTCCGTTCAGTACGTGAGCGGCAATAGCGGTCAAACCGTCTGTATCTGCTCCTCCACTGCCGTGTATAATTGCTTTCAATCCCTATTCCTCCTCTGCTGAGCAGCCCCTTAACCATACAGCAAATTCCGTGGCCGGTTTCTTGCTGTAGGAGGTTACCGTCAATATGCCATCTGTATTACACTCTGCATCATCAATCATGTTCAGGTATTTTCTTCGTATTTTTATTTTTTCTGCCTTCTGCTCCACCGTGAGTTCGCTGTCGCTCTTTATCAGTCCCGCATACAGCTCAATCGCATCTGTTGTCTTAAGATGTTGCACTTTTATGTCTGCTGTGTATGGCGCAGCGGACTGCGTGAATGCAGGGATGGTAATTAGTTTGTCATTCCTCAGGGCATTCACTGCCCTATTCGTAGCGTTAATGTCATTCGGACCAAATATGTCACCCTCCTGGCTGTACGCAGTTACATCCAGAATTTCCGATTTTCCTTCCCCGTCCTGACTTATCTGGTATTTTCGATTTCCTTCAAACACGTCAGACTTGTAATCTGTCTTTAACATCCTTACCTCCTGTTCCCTATTGCTCTCATGCCAAGCTTGAATGTCAAGCGATGCTGACCACTCACCATGCTGTTATACATATCCCCCAAGTCCTTAAGTATCTGCTCAATGTTATTTGCCTGATAGATGCTGCTGTATGTGATTTTTACTGGGGTAGCCGGGGTACAGCCCTTGGTATAATAAGCCGCACGAAGCTTTTTGATATTGCCCAGTAGCCGCGTCATCTCTGTGTCCGTCCGGAAGTCCTCTATGTTCCATACCTTCGTCTGTATAGTCACTCCCAGACGGCCCGCAAGCAGCTCACAGGCCCCCTCTACCCGGTTAAGGTCCGTATAGGCTATATACGCCTTGTCCGTATCATTGACCAGGTCATCCGCCGTCCTGTCCGTTATCAACGTGTCTAATACAGTACTCATTTCACTGTCACCTCCGCCGTTATTTTCCGCCGACTAAATCTAAAATCCAGCTTTGTGATATTTCCTGTCATAGTCCCTTTAAATCCAGTTGCCACGTTCACACGGTTCCCCAGTTCCTGGTCGTTGATGGCGGCCCGGAAGCTGATGCTCTCATTGCTGCTGTAATACTGGTAAACCCTGTCAAGTACCACCTGGGCATTTTGGGATGTTACCAGCGTGGCATCCTTGACTTCGGCAATGTTCTTATTCTGGGTGACTTTCGGGTTTTCTTTCAGGATACTAATCGTACTATGGTTATATTTAAGCCCGGTCAGAACCACCTCGTTACCTGCTCCGGTTATGTATGCATAATTGTCCCCATGGTCGCCCAACGTCCCCCCGGTTATGGACAGGCTGTGGTAAGGCTCGGAAAACTCTATCTTGGTTGTCCCAGTCAGGATGCCCTTGTACAGCTGCGCCGATTCCACTCCCCGGTCATAGCTGTGTGCATACAACCGGATACCGGTTATGATGTCACTGTGTTCCACCGACAGGCCCAGCCGGATGTCACTGGCCGTGAACTCACCGGTGACCTCGGTCTGTTGTGGATATATGTACAGCTGCCGGTCGTAACTGGTATCCACCAGGGCACCAATGGCAAAGGCAAGCTGCTGCAGTGCTACACGTTTAGTACATATTGGCAGATACCCGCTTACTCTCGTATCAACATAGGTATCATCTAAAAAATATGTAATACCTTCTCCAGTCATAATACTGGCCAGGATGTCTGATACCAACATATCATTGTATACTCCGCCCATGAACTGGTTACTGTCCAGAATTCCCACTGCATCCTGTGTCTCCACAGAATACCGCTTTGCTCCCAGCTGTTTCCCATCTTTCAGATAAAAAATCCCTAAAATAGCCTCGTCAAAATACAGCGTCTGCTTCTGTCGTTTTTGAAACTCAAACGCATATTCTGACTTGCTGTGGATGGTGTAGTCCATGGTATTGATGCTTACCTCTTCGGATATCGGATTCAGCTCCATCAGGCAGCTGATATCGTCAATCTCATCATCCTTGAGCACACGGATGAGTCCCCAGGTTATCCCGGTCAGGAATACGTTTCGGTATGGCTTGCTGGTCTCCTGGAAGGTGATGACCACCTTGTTGTAATAATCCACGATTCCATAGCAGAAATAGCTGCCAGCATCCGGATGGTAAATCCGGTCAGCCAGCAGGGTATCATCCCGGTACCATCTGATGTTGACCTTGCTGCAGTAATCCCCTGAATAATCGTTGAACTTAAGGGTTATCCCCACGCTGGAATGGTTCTGCGTGAATGAGAACGTGATGGCAGGCGGAACCGCGAACACCCCGTCGGCACCCGATATGCTGTCACTTACGTATCCCATGTCATCCAGGTTATCCGGCGCATTGGGATAGCTACCATCCATCCTGGCGTACCTGGGCAGGCACATGGCATAATCCGGGAACTCCACTCCGGCCCTCAAGTCCTGCAGGTCAACGTAGTAATCCTTATCATCGGACGATGCCATGCTGTCTTCTGCGGCCCCCAGGGCAATGTCATCGTAGACAATCTTGAGTCCACCTGCATCCGTCATCCTCTGGTTCTTCAACACGGACAGCCACAGATAACGGTATGGACGGTTGGTCTCAAGGTACGTGATGACCAGCTGATTAAACAGCGGCACCTTGGCCCGGCAGAAGTACTCCACCCCATCCGGTTCAAACTCCTGCTCCTGGACCAGTTCCGCATCCTTATACCAGGCAATCCTCAAATGACGGGCATAGTCCCCGGACACCCTGTTAAAAACCATGGATATGCCATTGCTGGTCTTAAGCCGGTCATACGTGACTGTAATTGCCGGAGGGGCCGAGAACACACCGGCCGGGCCGCTCAGCGCCGTACTGATATAGCCGTTCTGGCTGTTTGGGATTGTATCCGGAGTATTGGCATAGGTCCCATCCAACCTTGCATACCGCGGCAGGCAGTAGGCGTATGGCGGCATGTCCTGCTCAAAACTGATCAGGTCGTCCACGGATGAGTATGGCTGCTGTCCGTTGGTCTCCACCCTCACATCCCATTTCATTGGTTATCGCCTCCTCTGTGGCTCCATGGCCGTAAAATTCAGGGACAGGCCATCCATGCCCCAGATGTTCCTGCCATTTCTTATCCGCAGCTTATCCTTCCCCTGGCTGACATAAGCCTGGAAGGTCAATGTCTCCTGCCCATACGGGAAGGTCATTTCATGGCTCGCGTAGTTTGGGTCGGATATGATGTTGTAAAACGCATCATAGGATGCCAGGTCATCCATCCTTGGGTAGATTTTCATTGTGTAGTTGTAGAAAGTCCCTATGATGTCCCGGTCCATGGAGTAATCCAGAGTTCGCCCGGACTGCTCCGTATCCGTGACCGCAAAGCTGCGCTCCAGTGAGTCCTTCTCCACTTCCACGTTGTAAGCCTTGCCGTCCATTAAAAATACATTATCCATATCAACTTCCTCCTACAATTACCAGGCTTACGCCTTTACGCGCGGCCTCCTTGTCCAGTTCCGGTTTCAATACCCTGGCCAGTGCAGCCAGGTTCCCAGTCAAGTTCAAGACAATCTGTATCGGCCGGTTCCCTTCCGCCTGCAGACGGCTTATCATCTCGTCCATTTTAGCCACCAGATAGCCCAGCGTTTCTTCCTGGCCGTATCCTGCCGTGTTCCTCATGCTTGTGGACATCTCACCTGCCCTTGGCGGCACAACGGTTCCGCTGGCCATTCTGGGCAGATAGGATGCTGCGTTCGGGATGTTGATACCGATAGGCAGCTTCACCTCCACACCGTCAAACACATCCAGGACGCCATCCAGCCATTTCTGCACCGTATTCCTGGATGATGCTGCCATAGCGCTGATACCATCGTTAAATCCACGCACCACATACTCTGCAATGCCGTAAAACTCCTTGGACGGTGAGTTGATGTCAAACTCTTCCTCGGCCTCTTCCATGGCCTCACGTGCCCACTTTTTAATGGCAGCCTTTGCCATGTATGCAAAATCAGAGATACCGTTTGCAAAACCTTCGTTGATGCGTTTGGCCATGTCATAGAAGGCTGCATACATCCCTCCGGTTCCTTCCAGGTCACTGTCACCCCAGAACCATTCCTTCACATTCTTTGCCCAGGTCTCCATGGGTAACCGGGTTTCAGTATGGCTGTCATCAATCTTGACCTTGAATGCCTGGATAATGAGTTCCGCAAATTTTGTCCAGGACAGCTCATTCACGCCCTGCACCTCATCCACGCCTACAAACCACTTCCGGACATTCTCCGCCCAGGTTTCCATGACGCTCTGGGATTGTGTATAGTTTTTATTAACAGTATTGTTGAAGCCCCTCATGATGCTGGTGGCCCACTTCTTGGACTCCGCGGAATCCCCGGAGCTGATGCCGAACTTATCAGAGAACCAGCTGGCCACACCGGACGCCCAGGACTGGACGACGCTCTGGGAAGCGGCCTGCTCGTTTGTCACGCCCTGATTGAATCCGGACACGGTGTTGGAGCCGATGCCGGCCAGCACGGTTGACGGACTATGGATTCCGAGCAGGTTCTTAACCCCATTTACGAATGGGTCTGTGATGTTTGTTCGGATAAACCCAACCGGGTCGGAGAAAAATTCCTTGATTCCGTTGCAGAACCCTTCCCATAGATACTGTCCCATGCCGGCCATGACGGTTGATGGGCTGTGGATACCGAAGGCACTTTTGAATGCATCCATGAATGGCTTGAAGACATTGTTCTGTACCCAGGTCCCCACAGCCTTCATGGCATCTATGATGCCTTTGAAGATTCCGTCCACAACATTGCCGCCGCACTCTTCAATCTTACCCTGGAAATACTCCTTCGCAGCAACTACACCATCTGAAATCAGACCTCCTATGATGGCACCGATACCACCCAGCGCAGCTCCTATTACTGCAAAGAGTCTATTAGCAACCGTTGTCCAATCAATGTGCTCCAACGCCGTAGCCACGCCATCACCAAATGCCCACCAGTCCGTTTCCGTGATAAACGTCACGAGGGCATTTAAAATCCCTATCACAATGTCGCTGATGGCCGTTCCGGCTCCCGCCCAGTCAAAGGTCTGGAAAAATGTACTTAGGCTGGTTGCAAGCTGGGTGCCGAATCCAACCCAATCGAACGTGGCTGCGAACTCTCCTAGGGTACTGAAGGCAGCGTTCAGGCCAGCCGCAAAAAGATAGCCCAGCTGTGCCCAGTCAATCTGGTCTGTGAGGCCCATAAGGCAGGTCGCTATGGCTGCACCGATTGCCCCCCAGTCTACCCCCAGCACGAATCCCAGTAGGCCGGATATCTTGGCCTGGAAGAAGGCACCTATTGTCGCGCCGAACAGATTCCAGTCAACCGTATCAATCATCCCCATCAGGCCTATCCCCAGTGCATTGCCCAGCATGAACCAGTCAATCTGCGTGAGTAACAGGTATAGGGTATTGGCCAGGGTGTTGATGCCGGTACCGAACATGATGCCGATGGCATACCAATCGATAGTAGATACAAGGCTATTGAACAGGGTCGTGAACGCTGTTACAAAAGCTGTTATCTGTGCGCCTATATTGTCCCAACTGATGAACTGTGTGAAGCTCTGTACGGCCTCGTTGATTTTCTGGCCAATCAGCTGGCCGATGCCTTCCCAGTCCCCGGCTGCAAACATCTCCTTCAGCTTGTTTGCAAAATCACTGATTCCCTTGTCTATGCCGACGGTCTCGAACATGTCTGAAGGGCTGGCACCGCCTCCCCCACCTCCGGACGCATCCGCGCCCTGCTGCTGTATCTGCACAAGGTCATCGAATGGCGCCAGTGCTTTTTTAGCATCCTTGCCGGCCTTGCTTGCGGCTCCTCCTGTCTTTTTAAGGCTGGCAGCATAGTCCTCATTAGCCTTTTTAGCCCGTACAAATGTTGAGCCACCGCCCAGCGCGGAAAAGAACTGGTTGATATAGCCCACTGCCGTCGCCAGAAGATTAATTAAGGTATTAAGCACTGGCGCCACAATAGAAAGGATAGGGGCAAATGCAGCTGCAAAACTATTCTTGAGATAGGTCATGCCAGACATCAGGTTGGACATGGACTGGTTCGCGCTGTCTGAATACTGCACCAGGTTCTGCATACCTTCCTTCACACCCTGTATGGCCGCCCTCATGGCCATACGGATGAGCATAAGCTTAAACATGTTGGATAGCTTCAGGATGCTCTTGCTGACGCTGTTTGAGGATTTCCCCAGTCCTTTCAAACTGGATACTGCCTGTTTGGCTTTATCGGCCAGTCCCTTTCCCAATGACTTCCCAAAATTTAAAACCGTCCTGGTAGCGGATGAAAATGCGCCTTTGACAATCCCCGGTATCTTCGACAGCTCCCTTTTGGCTGCTACCGGTATCTGGCCGAATACCCGCGGTACGTTTTTAAATGCATTCAGGATTGACTCCTTAAGGCCTACATATCCCCGGGCCTGTTCTGCACCTTGGCTGGAAGCTTCCGATACTGCCTGTTCTGCTTCTGCCGCATCCTGCTGCAGTTCATTCATGGCCATACCGGCCTGGTTACCATATTGTTCAACCGCGTCAGACCAGCTGTGAATTTCCGAAGCTGCATCTCCGAATACCGCAGCCATAGCTTTAGGGTCATAATTAAGGGATTCCGCGCTGGTCGGTGCTGAAACGGGTGCGGACTGGGCCGTATCAGATGCAGTATCCTGCATGGCATGGACACTTATGGCATCCATCTGTTCCTGCAGTGACTTTACATGCTTTGCAGATTCATCTGCGGCAGACCCAACAGACTCTACTGCATCTGATGTCATCTCGGCACTTTGGGCAGTCTCAGCCATCGCCTGTCCTGCTCCATTGAACCGGCTCAAGATGTTAGATGATAGACGGTTTACCGCACTCGTCAGCATGTCCATTGCTTTTGACAATGTGGATATTCCTTCTTCAAATCCTTCTACGTCTATCTTTGTATCAAACTTAAGACTTCCATCAGATGCCATACCATCACCTCATTTCCGGACATAAAAATAAGACGCCCTTTTTAGCGCCTTAGCCCAGTAGCTTATTCCAATAATCAATCTCCGCCTGTTCTTCAGCCGTATACAGTTTCCGAATGTCACAGAGTTTCTTGTTGTTTCTGTAAAATTCCTGTTCCCACTTCTCCAATTTCTTTCCCCTGGATTTCTTCTGCCGGATGCCTAAAACCGTGGAAAACGTCCCTTCCTCAATTTCCATAAAATATCCAGCAAAGGTCCACCAGTGGATATATGGGACAGCTCTGGTCTCCGTACCTGCCACTTTGTTGATAGCAGGGAATAGGATGGGTTCGTCCTGTTCCCAGTCCATCACCTTCCTGGCCGGCTTCTTATCGTCATCCTCCTGGCCGCAGTCCACGAACCACTTAGCCTGTAGGGTAGCATCCTCCAGATGCTCCTGCGGTATCTGGCCAAAACCATCCCGGTATAAGCGCTTCATCAATATTTCCAGTTTTTCTGCAGGTGTAAGCTCCGGGTCGGAACAGGCCGCCAGGAATACCAGTATGTTCCGGTAATCGGTTTCAATGGGATAGCTTACCCCGCCCACGTCAAGGCTGGTTGGCAACTGGCCAATCATTTTCCTATATCCTCCAGATACTTCCTGGACTTTTCCCGGTTCTTCCTGGCATACTCCTCGACAGCAGGCTTCATCAGCACAAGCAGGCCATTCAGTACACCTTCATACAGGTATTTCTGGCCAACAATGCATAAAGGGGATTGCCCCGCGAAAATCGTGTCATATACATCAGACAGGAAGATACCGTTGAACGCCTTACGCATTTCCCCGGAAAACTCAGCCACGTATGCGCCGTCCCTTTCCATATCACTTTTAGGGGTCCCGTCCGGATTCAGTTCTATACCCTCAGGGGGACTGTAATTTTTAAAATGTTTCTGCACGTCCAACACACGGTTGATGATTTCCGGGTCTGCCGGGTTGAACCGAATTATCCTGGATGGGTCGTCATTTACCGAAAAACTCTCATAGCCATCATCAAATAACAGGCTCTTCATCTTCTTTGCCATTAGGTTTTACCTCCTCTTCCTTGATTTCCGCCAGCGGCACAGAATCTGCCGCCGGCATTGCTCTTCATGCATCTGCTGTAAACGTCTTTGTAGCAAGTACAAACTTACCCTTAACCCTGTTTCCAGTGTGGTGCACATTAAATGGAATCTGATACCCAGTGGTATCTCCGCCATAGCTGGACACTTCAATGATTGCATCTTCCTTATACGCCACATAGGTACCTTCCGTTGATTCAACTGGTTCCCAGAGATGTACCTCCACCACACTGGTCTTAAGGTCATCCAGCGTCTGCCGTTCGTCCACAATCCCCTGCAGGCGCTCAAACAATGGCTCCCCAATCTCAGCATAGTACGGGTCAGCGGATGCCTGAGGCTGATAGCTGTCCAGGTTTACGGACGTCTCCCCCCATATGTTGTTCTTTGTCTCCACGTTGGCGTTCATCTCCACGATGTACTCCTCCAGGTCCTTTCCCAAGCGGCTATAATCAGCCTTACTGGCGGATGGGAGGGCTGCATCGATATAATGTGCCATCCATTTTCTTTTAATCTTTCCAGCCGCAGGGATTGATTCCGCAAACAGCTGTAAGTTCATTTTACGCATGGTTATTCCTCGCTTTCTATTTTGTAGGTCACCTGTATCTGTATCTGATACAGGATACCATCGTTAACTGTCTCACCCATGGGCTGCATGGCCATTGCATTGGATGTAGTGGCCTTCAGGAACCTAGCTTCCAGCTCCTGGTTTCCGATGTTTGCAATAAGCCCACCTTCTTCAGGCAGCTGTTCCAGCCAATATCCCAATTCCAGTAAAAAGTTACTATTGACCAGCCGGCAGTAATCCGTGAAGGACGGCGCCACAGCATACATGGCGAAGTTGTGTCGGCGGGTCTGGTTCCCCAGCATATCCTCCTTGACCAGGCTGTCCCCATTGCTGGACAGGCCATAACTGGCTCCTGGCTCCGTGAAGTCTACGTGGATATCTCCATCAACCAGAAACTCCGATATTTTGGGATACTCCGTCAGTTTCTGCCTCATAAAATCTATGATTGTCATTAGGTCCCTCCCCTGTCTATCAATGCTTGGGCAGCCTGCAGGATATCATCCTTATGGTCAGCCTTCATCCGGTCAAAAAACTTCTTTCCGCGCATAGGAGCACCGGCATAGGTCAATTCCTGGTCTGTCGGTATTTTAATCTCGTTCTTCTTCGCCCAGGCGCTGCCTGTTGTCGGTGATACATATAGGATGCCTTCATGCAAATAATGGGCATAAGGACCTGGTATGTCAATCTGTCCGGAGCCAATTACCGTAGCCATGACCATCATATGCTCCAGCTCCCCTGCCTGGCGCCGCGGCATATAGTCACCCATATACCTCATGCATTCGCCATCCACCAGCTTCTGCACCGACCCCCCAGGCTGCAAGCCGTGGTTTCTTTTAATGGTTTCTGCAGTGCTGATATTGAATTCCACCTTCATACCAACACCTCCTACTTACAGGCCAACTCATAATGTTGTACTGACTCACTGCCATACAGCCGTTCGTCTACTGTGGTCACCGTCAGGAATCCATGGGCGGACTTAAGGGCAGCCAGAGACTTTGACATGGACTCCTGGTTGCTACAGTCTATCTCATCCTCAATGATGCCCTTGACAGCCAGGTCCTTGCCCTGTGTCAGTTTTATGGGACCGTCCAGACTTTCCAGTGGGATGACCAGGAGGACAGATGTGCCGTCCCGCTGGCCGGTCTTAAGATAGGTGGACTGTCTCACATCCTCCCAGTACACACCCTCTATGGGCATCCTGGTGTACTTCTCGGCCTTCCCTTCCTTGCTGTACAGGTACAGCGTCACATCCGCATTGGTATACATATCACACCCCCTGATAACACAGGCCGGTATCTGCCAGCCACTTCATAACAATGTTGCGCTGTTCCCTGGCCACAGCCTGTGCCGATTCCTGTACACTCCCGAAGCTGACCGAATAGGTTCCAATCTTTTCTGATGTCTTTCCTCCGGATTCCTTCTGCTGCTTCTCCATACGGTACTCGAATTCCGCCAGTTCACAGCAGCACATCTGTACTCCCTCCGGAACCTCTGGCACCGCCTTCAGACGGTTGAATGTATAGCGGTCAATAAGCTGGCTGGCGGACCTGGCATAAAAATGGAAGCCAGTTGTGATGACCGGCTTCCTCCCCTTCAGGTAATCGTTGATATAGTACATTTCGTCAGTGTAAGCCTGCATCATGCCTGCCTCCTTACTGCTTGATGAGGGTTACGTCCTTTGTTACTGCCTCACCTGCTACAGTCACTGTCTCGGTAACCTGGCTGTAGCCTGATTTTTTAATCTTTGCTGGATATGTTCCCGCGCGGAGGTTAAACTCTGCCACGCCGGACGCGTCTGTCTTAACCCTAGAACCGTTCACATCCACAATTGCTCCATCAATGGCCACCGATACTTCCGCATTGTCCTTAACTGTGAATGTTACCTTCTGCGTAGTTGTCGGGCTTGTCGGCTCCAGGTATGCAAATGGACAGCCAACACGGTCCTCATCCATCCTGGTTGCCGGATTCGGAAGCGCCCACCCCATCCGGAATACAATACGCAGGGCAACCATATCCTGCTGCGCCAGGTTGTAGACGATTTCTTTCGTTGTCGGGTCCTGAATGACACCCTGGTCCAGAATCTTTACTGTCACATCCTGACGGATGGAATACACCGCCTGCTTGAAATCACCAACAATCAGCTGTGCAATGGTGTTATCGTAGGCCCCATTCTGTGGGAAATACATCGGCGCGCCGTCCAATGCGTAATTTGTGGAACCCTGCATGTCAGACTTGAAAATAAGGCTGCCGTCCGTTGCCCGGATGCCCCTCAGTTTCGCCCTCATGGTCATGGCTGCCAGGGCGCCGGTAGCCATGTAGCCATCTTCCTCCACCTTGGAGATGACGCCGCCTTCTCCCAGAAGCAGATTATAATAATCCGGACTGGATCCCACAGCCACATTGTTTCCCGCCTGCCTGGCCAGCGTGATGATGTCATTCTGCCAATTACGTGGACGGTTCACGCCAAAGATGATGGCGCTATCCACGCGCTGCCCAATTGCCTCATTGACCCTCGGTGTAATCTCACCGAAAATATCAAACTCCGCATCATCCAGCACTGCCTCCGGAATCGGTACAATGACTGCCAGCTCTGCGGCTTCAATGAATACATTATCCCAGGCCTGCCTGGTGGTCTGTTTCATGCCGGTATCACCGTCCACCCAATATGCGGTGGGAAGGAAGTCAAGTACTCTCATTCGTGTCTGGTTGCTTGTCATGTTCGGCAGCTTCCGTGCCATGCTCATAAACGTGGACTGCTTCGGAACGTCCTGGAAAATAGTTGAAATAACCTGTTCGCGGATAATGGCCTCCGCATCAGCCCTGCTTGTAATATTTGCAGCCATACTGTATTACCTCCTACTCTCTGCCTAAGATACTTCTTAGGGCATTGTTTGCTTGTGTCCTCGTGTCATCTGTCTTATCTCCCCCGGGGCCAGGAGTTGGTGCAACCACGCGGGGAATACTAACATCCTGAAACAAATATGCATTGTCTTTCTTTACAGCTTCCAGGGCCGTCTTAATATCTGTCTCCTGATTCTTACTGGCTTTCAGCTTCTCCACATCTAGGAAAGGCATGACCGCTTTCAGATCCCTGGGCTTAAACCCTTCTGCGGTGGTTTTCAACAGATCATTGAAGTCCCGTTCCGCCAGCTGCTTCTGGTACTCGGCGTCCTTGTTAGCCAGATCCGTAGTCAGGGTCTGTATCTTCCCCTGAAGTTCCGATATGTTTACGCCTTCAAAACTCTTAAGCGTGGCCTGTGCCGTGGAAAGCTGGGTCTTGTATGTATCCCTCTCCTGCTTGATCCCATTAATGTCCTTGCCGTACTCCGCCATGACATAATCAATCTGTTCCTGGGTTAACCCCTTTGCCTGTAAATCCTCTGTCTTCATTCTCTTTTCCTTTCTTGCCCGTCCTTAGGTTATTTGTAGGTGTGTAACCATCCACCAACGGCTGACTATTTTAGGTCTTATCTTCTGACCGATTTTAAGCATAAAAATAACACCCAGGATAATCCCGCGTGCTTCACTCATTTCTTCTTTCCATTCCAACACAATATGATAATCGTCAGACAAATGATTGCCGTTATCTGCGCTGCCGGTGTCATGTTATCACCCCTTTCCCGTTGCAATATCGCAACAAATAAAATACCACCGGCCATTAATGACTGGTGGTTATTAGTGCTCGTATGCTTCATCCCATGATGTCATCTTGTCGCATCTTTCTTTTTCTTTTTCAATTGCCTTTTCAATTTCTTCCGTTGTTCGTCCACTGTCTTTTACCGGACCGTCATAGTAACTGAAGATCTTTTCCTTCTTCATCGAATCACCTTCCACTCTATTCCATATTCCTCCACGAATTCATCCATGACCCTTTTATGGGCATCCACCTCGTTCATATTATACGGCCAATTCTTATATTTTTCAACCCTTCCGTCAAATAATCCAGCTGTGAATATACGCTTACCAGCTTTATATGTATACACAGTTCCATCATGGCAAGCAACAATTCCAAGTGCATATCTATGAAGGCCATTAGAAGTAAAATCACTTCCGGTCGGCGGAAGATTAGTTGAATGGTTGTGTATACTAATTAAGGAATATGGTTTGTACTCTTTGACCGCATTTGACAAGCTCGCATTGTACACAACTTCATAATCTGTTTTTCCTCCAGTCTGAGAACCGGCAATCTTTCCGCTCTCCTTATCCAGAAGGTACATATCTTCTTTATCCGTCCCATTACGATGTGTCAACATAGCCTTGGCTCTCTGGTATATGCCCTCATTCACTTCCGGTTTATCCGTAATTTGGTTAAACTTTGCCTTATATTCAGGTGACCCAATGTATTCTAAGTCTACTTTTCCTGCCGATCCCGTTGCTCCCTTCTTAGACGCGATTCCACGCTCTGCCTGAGTATCACTGCTGGCAATCTGTAATCGTTCGCGCTGCTGTCTCAGCCCCATTTCCTTAGAAAAATCCACATAGGTCTTATTAGTCAGCCGTAACCGGCACTTTGCGGCTATGATATCTTCCTTGTCAGCCCCGCCACTTTCCAGGAGTTTTACATCCTGCTTCTGTTTTCGGATTGTCCGCTCCAGGCGGCGCTGGTGCTGTAATGCACCATATGCATCATATTCCCGGCCCCTGTATACCTTCTTCTCGTTTTCCTTCCGGTTCTGCTCCGCCAGCCACTCATCCGTGTATTTGCGCTTGCTTATGCCCGGTATAAAGGCAAAGGCGATGTGGTAACAGTTAATTCCTCCAAAGCCAAGCATCTGCCCTTTTCCGCAAACGGTCCGCATCTCTTCACTGCTAAAGACCTTCCCCTGCCAGCTCTGGTGGTTCTGATAGCCTGTCCCGGTGTTTCTGGCCCCCATGTGCCAGTCCACCTCGCAGTAGTCTGTCTGCAGTGCCTCCATGTTCTTCTCGTTGACCTTATCTGTCATCTGGGCCACGCCCGTCATCACCGCGCGCCTTGCTGCCACCTCAATCCGGTCGGACTTTCCAGATGCATAATCCACCGTCCGGATGCCGCTGGCCGTCATCTCGTCAATCACCTCACCGATAGCCTGACTGTATGTCCTGGCGCCGGTGGTGATTCCCAGCATGGCCTTGTCCAGGCTGCGCTCCAGGTATTCAGATAGTGGTGTGAATACCTTCTTGCTGCCGCCCATCGGCACGTTAAAGCCCGTTGTCTGAGTGATGTTTTCCAGTGGCCGCAGGCTGTCCTTGCTCTGTCTCCTGGCAGCATCCACAACCTGCTGCAGCCATTGGTTATCCTCATAGGGCTGGTAGTCCTTGCCAGCAGCCTCGTAAATCTCTTTGTTGCGTATGTAATCAGACCTGGCTGCCTGCTCATAGATGTCATCCACCTGCAGGTCAGTCTTTTCCAAAGCCTTACTAATCAGCTGCTTAATCCGAATCCGGCTTGCCCCTATGGCATCCATCCTGACCAGCAGCCAGTCAATGACTGGAGTAATCTGTGCGGCCTCCTTGATGCGCTGTATGATTTCATCCATGATAGACAGTTCAAGGTCCGTCATGGTGCGTTCTAATGGCTTTGGTAGTTTTTCCAATTCCTCAGGCGTCATGGCATCACTCCTCCGTCAATGCTGGCTCCGGCAGGTTCCTGGCCGCCTCCTCCAGCGTCTCCCCATACCATTTTGACCGGTACTCTGCCAAGGACATCACCCCCATAGCCACATCTGCCCGGTCAGTCTGCCGTTCAGTCTCGGCATCCATTATCACGCTGTCATCCCAGTCAGATGATACCTCATAATCACTTCCGGCTGGAATAAGCCCATACAGTGCCGCCCAGAAGCCCATGGCATGCACCAGGTCCTCCAGGGCATCCTGTAATGCCATCTGGGTATCGGACACCATCACATAGGAGCGCTGCCGGCTGGTTTTAATCTCAGTGGCGGTCTTATCCACGCTCTGCGGGTCCGACAAAGTACCGTAAGCCAGGTTACAGTTAAATTCCACCAGTTTTAGCTGGTTGTTGAATCCATTAAATAAAGCTGTATCTCGAATCTCTGGGCTGAATGTATCAATGAATGGCTTATCTGCAGCCCCAGTATTATATTCCACATCCCGGTATAACCGCTCATGACCTCCAGGGTACTCAAACTTATCCCGGGCCTGGTTGTACTTAAGCAACGATGACGCTATATGCACGGCCAGCTGTGTACCCTCATACTCCCAGCAGATATTGGAATACCGGCGGTCCGCTTCCCGGATGAGCCCGATGGCCCTGGAGTACACGGATACCCCCAGGGGGCTGTCAGAATCGTCCGCATTGGCCAGAGGGACCTTAAAGTATCCGAACAGCAACCGGTCCGCACCCTCCAGGGACAGTTCCGGAACCAGTTCCGACCATCTGTCAATGGAGCTTACAGTCACCTCGCTGCCAAGGCTGTAACCATTGGTGGCCACAAACGCACGGTTGGTGATGTGTACCCGGCTCCCCTGCAGCGTGTGTATCTCCAGCCTGGTATATATCTTCTGCCCTTTACGGAACTGCTCCGTGAACACACACTGTATAATCCGTCCGGAACTGTCAAAAGACAATGGGAAGAAACAGTCCGCCTGTACAAACTGTACCTCAATCCCCTGCCGGGTGATGTACGGCTTCATGACCAGGCCACCTTTCGCGCAGCCGTACTCCACATACCGGCGCAGGTCCTTAAGCACCTTTCGCTGATATTGTTCATTCAGGTAATCCGCCGCTGGCCCACCTGTCACCTCTGACTTAAGTTCCAGCGTCACCAGACGCGCAATCTCAGAGGCGATGGCCGGGGCAAGGCTGGCACTGAGCACATCCTTTCCATTGACCCACGGGGACCGGTTCTCGTACATTCTTGTCCACAGTTCAATCCGGTCCGCCATCTGGGATGTCAGGCACACATCCACCTGCGTGTCCGCATCCTTATTCAAGACATTCGTAATTAAGTCCAACATCTTGGTGAATCTCATCGTCCCCTCACCTCCTATCCATACTTTATGAGTCTGCTAATCTGCCGTTCAAATGTATACTCAAAGCTGTCCAGGCTGTCAATATCGCTTGTACCATCATCTAACCGGACGTTCTTCGTCAATTCCTTTGGGTCCCACACCGCTGTACTTAGGGCATCCACAAGGCTCTGACACTCTCCCTGGACATAGTAAAAACGCCCCTGCGCCATCAGTATGGCGGTGGCGTTAATCCTGTCATTAATTTCAGTTTTCAGTGCATTTTCTACACGCACCCATCCAAGTCCATGCTTACGCAGACTACTTCGGATGCCAGATATCAGCGTCTGCTCTGCACTGTCTGCATACACCGTTGTAATGTACCCGTACCTGCTGATAATCTTCTGGCAGAAGTTACAGAACATGGTCCCCAGCATTTCTGGGTCAACCTCTATCTGGTTCCCCTTCTCGTCCTTGCAGCCAATCCATTCCGATGCCAGGACAGCTACGTTATGGTATCCCCTGGTGATGGCTGTGGCCGTGAAAGCATGGCCGGAACCACTGCCGCCAAAGTCAATCCCCAGGATAATCTCCATGATATCCTTGGGCTTATCAGACAGGCGGAACGTGTATTGCTTGGTACTTGTATCATCCGCAAACCGGCGGTAGATGAGCCCATTGGCCACCACACGCATCCCCTTGATGTCCCGCAGGTACCAGATGCTGTTCTTGTCGTACCTGCTCTCAACCTCCCTCAGACGCTCATGGGAGATGTTGATGTTGTCATAGATGGTACAGTGCATGTAGTTGTATCCGCCAGGGAAGTCACCCGCATCGGCCTGGGCCTGGTACTTATCTATGTAATCTGAGTAGATTGGCGCACGCGGATTGTCCGGGTTAAGGTCCCAGAACACTTTCAACCGACGGGCAGCCAGCTGACGGTTGAATGCCTCCTTGATGGTGTTGTCATGATGCAGGTTGATTTCAGTTGCAATCCACATACCATAGGAGTTTCCACGGATTTTCTTATAGCTGTCTTCCTTGGCGGCGCCAGCAAAGATGATTATCCTTTGCTTCCACCTGGTATCCGGACCCTTGACAAACAGAGCTTCGTTATCCTTGTACTTCCCCCAATGGCACTGTCCCCGGAATATCCATTCAAGCCCAAAGCCATTGGCATCCCCAATGTTAAGCTTTGCATTGGCCATCGTGGAACCGGTAGCCAGGTGAATACGGTCCGGTGTAGTCTTAAGCTCATGTGCAAAGGCAAACACGTTGTCAACCGTCTTGCCTGCACGGACGGCCCCCTCGGCCACGTTATACATGCTGGCCTCGCACTTGCGGATGTACTCCTTATGCTTTTCAGAGAAATTAAAAGGAATGGTCCTTTTCCTGGTGAACCGATTAGCTACTGCCATAGATATCCCCCTCTATCCCGTCCATATCCTCCAACTCCTGGTTGTTCCCGGTAAGCTTATCTGTCTGGGCCCTCATCTGTGCAATCCTTGCTTTCTGCTCCTCACTGGCCAGCTCCCAGTTTTTATGCAGGAGCTCATCATACTGTTTGATAAGGCCCTCCAGCGTTTTTTGGGCCCTGGCCTGCGCCTGCAGGAAATTGCCATGCTTGTCCCAGGCCTGCTGTACCTCCCAGCGCTCCTCCGTCACCGTCTCCCCATCCTTTTGGCCTATCTTAGTGATGGTCACGTCCTTCTGGTCCCTCACATACATGATGGACTGCGCCCGGATAATGGCAGCATAGGCTATCTGCACCTGGTCCCATAGGATGTCCAGCGGGTCCGTGGGCATCTCCTGGATAATGGAAACGGTCTCCTCAGGCAAGTACTTGCTGAAGAAACCGTATTTTTCTGCGTTCTTATTTAGGTCAGGGGCGCCACCTTCATTCCCAACAGCGTTCTGGTTACCGGGCTGGCCTCCCTTCTTTCTTTGCGAACGTTCGCTTTTCTTATCCGAACGTTCGTTATCCCATTTGTGTGTACACTTCCAGCGGCGGACCGTCCCCTCTGGCAAATTTAGTTGACTTGCAATCTCAACTAATTTGATGCCTTTCCGGTACATGGCCTCAGCCTGTTCTATTCTTGCATCTGGCGCTCTAGCCATTTAATCTCACCTCATTTCGTGTTGTTTTGAAGGAGGCCCGGACGCCCTAAGTTTCAGACGCCGGGAAATGGGTAACAAAAAGGACACCCGCTAAGGATGCCCTTTTTTATAAAAACGCTTCCCCACAACATCGGAACACCTTGAATCGAACAAGGGACCTGCGGCTTATAAGGCCGCCACTCTACCACTGAGTTATGTTCCGTTAATGCGTACCTGCATCTAAGTACCCAGCATCTGGATACCCGATGCGCCAGTACGCCAGTGTTTCAGTCTGCCAGCATATTCAGCGGTACCTTGTGCCGCAGTCGCGATGCCAGCGAGTCAGCTGCCAGGCTGTAACACCTGGCGGCCGCTATTTGTGGGGAGGGTGCAAAATCAATCAGCTTTCCGCTTCATCCAATTCTGCATATTACAATTATAAATCATCCAAACGGACATGACAAGGACACGATTTTGACACGCTCCTGTCAAGTCTCTAATCCAGCATAAGGGCATCAGCCCCAAAGAGATATACACTAAGAATCCCCGTAAGTTCCGTTATCCACCGCCTGGCTGTCCGCTCCCCATATCCGTAAATCTCTGCAATACTTTCGTATGTCATCCCATCCAGATAGAAATACTTGAATGCCAAATACTTCTCATGCGTATTCTTCCGACACTCCTCATCCTCCAAGAGCTTCAAGCACTTGTCTATGTGTCCTATCATGACAATACTCCGGAGCTTGCTCTTGAGGATACTGTTGATAAAGATATC